CAGGCAACCTCTTGGTTATACTTAATCTCACCGAGTGTCGCTTTTTGTTCTGCTGCCCATTTCTCATCTCGACCTGGTATTTCCCAATATGGAATAAACAGAGGAACAAACCCATTTCTTCCATTCTGCGCATCATTCCAAAATTTCCAGAAATGATTATAACCATAAGGTGTACTGCTCAACAATATTTTAGTTGTTTGACCAGCAGAAATTGTAGGATAAACCGAAGTAAAGAACTCTTCAGCAACCGTATTCGGAATAATTGCAGCTTCGTCAACGTATAGTAAGTTTACAGATTTACCACGAATACCAGAACGACCAGTTGCTGCGGTGAATACCTTTGATCCGTTTTCTAATTCAATGTCACCCTTGTTCCAAGTTAAAACACCTTGCTGCATCCAACTTGGCAATCCCTCATACATTGTTTGGTATCTATCCAATACCTCACGTGCCGCATCTTTTTTGTTCGCCAGAATAGCTACGTTTTTATTTGGCTGGAATAAAGTATACCAAAGAATGTATGCAGCAGATGTTGTCGTCTTTCCCTGCTGACGTCCTTCCATAAGAATAACTCTGCGGTTATTATGGATAACATTTAACTTCATTTTTTGACACTCGTAAAGTTTGAACAGTTGTAAACCATGATCGAGTGTTACAATATAGCAATAGTTCTCAACAAAATAAATTGGGTCGGAAGAACATTTGTAATATTGTTGGATTTGCTCAGGGCTAAACTGGACGCTTACCCCTGCTGCTTTTAGATTCGCATTCGAATTATAAACTTGCTGTGCCATGGCACCTCACTTAAAAATTATCTGTCCAAACCTCAGATGTTACAGTAACAGTATCAGGATCGCCTTCTGCAGTGTAAATTCTATTTGGATTGTCAAGTTCTGGATCTTCTCCAACATTTGCAATAACAGTTTCAATAATTCCAGTATTGGAGAGACCTCCGTATAGGTTCATCTTCAATGTAAAGTTTAATGTATGCGTAACGAATCTGCGGATTTCAAAGTTACCATCATACTCATCTTGAACCGCAACGCTATTTAAAATAACAGGAACATCTTGAACGATGTTCATTTCTGGCACGGCATTTACCATCAAGGTGTAGTCTGGAGTAAATGTTGGCAGAATTTGTTCAATAATTTGCAAAGCATCTTCTTGTGTCTTTGTCAAAACGTATAAAGATAGACTTAGATTGTATGGAACTGGAGTAAACATACTCTTCATAGTTCCTTGCTGCGCATCAACGCAGCGAATAGTATTCATTCTGTTTGCTTTTCTTGTCGGATCATAGTCATAACCTGTTATCTCAAACGACAATCTTGGCAACGTAGTATAAGTTTGATTCTGTAAGGTTGGATCTGAATCTATTCTAACTATCCACTTTTCTTTTGGTGCATATGCTAATGGAATTTGTAAACGCTGTATCGTTTCTCCATTTACAGAATCATCCTTTTTCCTATCAATATAAATGTTACTAAAAAGACTACCGAAAGCAACGATAGTCTTTCTAATTATTCCATGATAAAAAACTTTTCCGTCTAACATTATTTCAGTTCTTCAATAACACAGTATGCGTCACCAGCAACCCCAACTCCTGGCATATTTCTGGCGATAACAGTAACTCTATAGATCTTATGAAAAGAAATATCTGAGAACACTACAGTTGCAACATTACCAACTGTAGATAAAATATGAGTCGTAGTCCAAGTAGTATTATTAGCTGCCAGCACTGTGGAGCCATTAAACACGTTTGCGGTGCCAAACGCTGTAAACGATATGTTGTTTGTAGCATCGCTATACTTAAACTGTACTTGTAAAGAACCTGCGTCGTCTACAATTCTAATGCTTAGATTATCACGAGTTGCGTTCTGCTGCCCCACAACAATTGTTGCCGAGCCTCCATGAGTGTTTGTTACTAACTCTGGGATAGTTGGTTTGTTTGTTAAATCATTATAAGAACCACTGAATAGTGTAGGTTTATTTGTTAAACTGTTGTAGCTACCATCAAAGTCAGCAGCATCATCGTTATACAACTCAGTGAAGTTTTGATTGATCTTTGTAAATGCTGTGCGAAGGGTGTCACCAGTTCCGTCGTTCGCTAGTGTTCCAACATTAATAGTTTGTTTTGCCATTTTAGTTTGTATCCGTAGTTACTTTATCTTCTTCAGCAGTGCTCTTTGTGGAGTCTGCCTTACCAAAATTATAAGATGTTACAACCTCACCGAATGGGTTGTCTGCATTAAATAGCACGTCGACTGCTTCTCGTTTAAACTGATTGTTGTCGCCAAAAGAATCAGATGTTTCAACTGCCACGTTCTTATTAACATCGAATGTTTTAAGTTCTTCAAACACATCAACCTCAGGAATATTAGTATCAAGTCTTTCAGAAGCATACTGAAAGAGTTCTACCTGAAGTTTGTAAACGTATAATCTTCCCAATTGATAAAATGGGTCTTGATGCGTTACGAATTTAATTTCAAACAATCCCTTAGTCAATGGAAAGTATAAAAGATCGCCCTCACATGGACGATTTGGGAGAATAGTAGTTCCGTAATTTCCAATTAATTGATCCCAGCGTCTTCTCGCAACAGTAAGAGTTGCAGACTGCTCAATCATTAATCCAAACTTTTGTATAAATGCACCTTGTCCAGCAAAAGAATCAATGTTATCAAAGTACATTTCAATAGGATAACTATTTTGAAAACGACTTAGACGATCCTCACCGAGAATTTCATCTTTTGCAACTAGCTGTCTTGGAATGTAAAACAAATCCTTACCGTAAATCTTTAAAGATTCGATAATTAAATCTTCAACAAGATTTTGCTCAGAAGTTGTTCCCTGAGTAAAGTAAGAATTAGTTGGCATAATTATCCTAAGAAAAATTCTAAAGGTGCAGACTTGGTCATCAACTCATCTTCAAGTTCTTTTATCTCACCTACTGCCTCATCATATAACTTATCACCGTCCAATGTTACACCACCTGGAAGTTGTATGCCTGAAAATTTCTTAATATTGGTTGCCCACTGTTTTTTAAATTTAGCAGTAACGTAATGCTTTAACCAAAGTTCATCCCAAACTTTAGAGTACTCTACTGGATCTAAAGCACGATAGCACTCTGCCACAATAAAATCACCCAGAGCCACATCTGATTCCCAGTTAACGTCTAAGAACAGTTTATTCTGACGACGATTAAAGCGAAACTGTGGATGCCCATTCAACTCTAAATCTAGCAGAGACAAATGAGACATTACTGTTTTGTAATAGATTATACTTGTAGATGTAAGATCGTACAAGTCATTTAAACGAAGTTGGTACTGCAGATCAAACAAATTCTTAGATGAAGATGCTTGACTGAAAGGAAGAATTCTTATGACGCCATAAACTGCATCTGCAATATCAATGTATCTTTTGTCGTAAGAACCGAGTGTTACTGCTGGAGTTCCAAGAGTTGCAGTTATGTTACTATTTGTACCACGAATTGTTTCGCCTACTGCAAAAGTTCCAGTTACATTTTTAACCAGAAGTGTGTTGCCTGAAGAGGAGCGACTTGTTTCTTTTACACATGTAGCAGTAGCACCAGAAGTTAACCCTGTTACTATTTCAGGAACTGCGAAATTCTGTGCATTGTTTGTAGTAAGTTTAAGTTCAGAAGCGCTAATCAAATGCTTCATGTAAACTTTCTCAATACCATCAGGATGATATAATCTCCAGTATTCTAAAGATTCGTCAATACGATCTTCTAACTGCGTATCATCTACGTTGATTTCAAGAACAGGTTTACCCAGCTCTCTCAAACAGTATTCTTTTAATTGGCTTCGTGTGGTAACTGGCATTGCAATAATCCTTTTTGATTATTTATTAACCTGTAAATGTTCCGGATGTTGTAAATGTGTGGTAGGTATATCCATCAACACTGGTGATAGTACCACCTGATCCTCTTTGTGGACCAGCATATCTTATGATGAAAACACCAGATCCACCAGAGTATGCAGTTCCAGAAGCATGGCTTCCTCCATTCCCTGTATTAGCAGCAGCTGCTCCAGGTCTTCCATCGTGATGACCACCTTTGGAATAAGTTATTCCATTTAACCAAGCAATTCCTGGACCGCCATCTTGATAAAGATCACCAGAGCCTCCACGTCCACCAGGTCCAGCAGCACCGCCACCTGCTCCAGCATAACCACCATTACTGTTAGCGCCATTATGTCCGTTTCCATATCCAACGCTTGAAACTTGTACAGAAGATCCTCCATTTGTAAATGACCCACCACCTGGAGCACCACCGCCAGATCCTCCGCTACCACCAGTACCGCCGCCGCCGTTGGAACCTCTACCACCGCCATGAGCAGT